GTAGACATAATAAGGTTGAATGGTTCAAAGTTATCGTAACCAACACGTACAGCACCTAGCTTTATAGTTCTTGGTTCCCATTTACCATCTAACCACATCTGTCTCTTCTGTCTGTCAACTGGGCCATTACCATTAAGATCACCACGCATCCAAGCTTGTGTAGCCATAAATACTACAGCAGAACCTATTGCTAATCGGCCTGTTTGTAAAGCCTTAGCATTAGCTAGCTCAGAAGCATTTGTAATACCATACTTTGCTACAGACTCTAGATTGTTAGCGTTAGCAAGTGCTATGTCGTTGAACTCTTTGACTAAAAAGTTAAATCCGGGTGTATATTTACCTGTCAATGCAAGTCCATTTACACCAGTTCTAGCAAACAAAAAGAAAGGTTTGGCTAGTGGTGTAGCTGTAAACACATCGTTTAGACCTTTTGCAAAGCCTGTAAGCTCTTGTGTAAGTGTAACTTCTTTACGTGCAAACTGTGTCGCCTCGTCTGTAATGTTACCGTTAGCATCAAACACCTGTGCATAGAAGTCATCTTCGTATGCTTTCATTAACTGCTTGTTAATTTTCGGTGTCTGTATACCGTTACCTTGTAGCTCCATGACTCTACGCATAGCTTTCTCACGCATCTTTGCACGACCAAGTATGTATGCAAATGCGTCGTCAGTCGCTGCCATAATCTTTGTAGAGTATGTCAGGAAGTTAGCATCGTTCATTTTACGTGCTATATTAGCAATACGAAATGCAGCTGTGTCACCGGCTGTAGCTCTACCACTATCTTCTGCCCATCTACGTATAAGCTCCCAGTTTTGATCGCCACGACTAAACTCAGAGTATCTGGTTTTTATTGTAGCTAGATCACCTTTCCAGTATGAATTTAGTTTGGTTCTAAATAATGTAAAAGATTCTGGTATAGCTTCTACCATGCCGTTGATAGCTGATAGACTAGCTCGTAGTGTAGATGCGTCACCATCAAATGGATAGCGTATCGCTGCACCTAGAGCTGTAGATAACGGACGTAAGAATGTTGCACTGGCTGTACCCATAATGGCTCTCACAGGGGTCTTAGGGCCGCTTAGTACACTATTAGTCATAACGCCTTCTAACTCTCTTATAAGGGCTCCTGTACGGTCAATATCATTAGCGTTAAGTTTACCACCTTTGATAACGGTTCTAGCCCAGTTGTCGAAGTCCTCAAGTGTATTTACATTGTCCATAATCGAGAACGCTTCTATCATGGCATTTAGCATGTCATCGTCCTGAGTATCTTTTGTAATCTTGAGTATAGACATAATCGACTCTTTGGCATCTGCTATGTCTTTTGTTACTGCTTCTTCTACAGTTTTCTTTGTTCTCTTGCCAGCTGCTAATGCTCTAAATGAGTCAGACTTGATAAATCTTGCTTTCTTTGTTTGGTATAACGCAGTTAGCATAGTATCAACAATCTGTTTAGCTGGGCCGTCTATATCATTTATGTCAACGAGATCTGAAATTTCACGTGCAGCAATACCTGTATCTCGTAGCTGTTTGATGAGAGAACCTACAACAAGGTCTGCTATAACTACGTTCTTGGATGTCCAGATCTCCTGACCATCTACAACATCGTTAGTCTCAAACAACTCTTTTAAGTATTCCTGTGGTGACATATCAATAGGGTTTCTACCCTGTGTAATACGTTGATGACCTTCAATAGCCTCTCTAAATGTAGCTGCTAATGCTTTTCTATCACCTTTTGCAGCTTCAAGTTCTTTTGCAAACTTGTCACTACTCATTAACCCACGCATGATACGTTCGACTGTCTCATCATCAGTACCACCTTCTTGTGCCATACGTTCACGTTCTAGTGGTCTGGTTACAGAGCCTGTAGCTCCTTCTTCCTGACCCCATTCCTTACGGGTTCTTGAAAGCTGATCTCTGGCTACTTGTGGTTCTACCTCTGATGGGTGTGCTCCTTGATGTGGTTCAGCTAGTGGTGCGTTTTTGTCAGCTCTAAACTCTACTTCTCCTTTACGAAGCTGTGCAACACCAGCTTCTACTGTTTGATCTTTAACACTTTTGTTACGTTTTACAATCTGATCTACAACTTGGTCACTACCTTTTTTAAGTGTATATGCCATACCGTCAAAGAATAGACCTATACCCATACCTTCTACAATGTTTTTGATTTTCATTGTAACAGGAGAGTCAGTATCTTTTGTAGATATAATTGTATCAGCCCAACCATATCTATCACGTAACGCACCTAATGCGTTTTGTTCGTCTGACTCTTTTGATATAAGATCAGACACAGCTCCGACAGCTGCACCTCTTACTAGATTGTTAGCAGCAAATGCAGTAAGTCCGGCTGGTATAGATAAGATACCTGTAGCTGCTGCACCTTTGGCTGCTAGTACTGTACCAGCTGCTAGAGATCCAAAGTGTACTAGGCCACGTAGTTGTTTACCCCACCATGTTTTAGTCTCGATGGGGTTATCGTATGCGTCAAATGGTGTCCAGTCTGGTTTGTATGTACCAGTTGTTTCCCGTTGGTCTTGCATCTCACCTGACAACGCATCTATTGTACGCTCAGGAAAAGTTGCAATAGAGGATGCAGTATCTTGTAAACCACCAGATATGATGGACTGACCCTCTTTTATAAAAGCTTTAGCACCCCATGTGTCTGAGTTTCTAGGATCTTCTTGTTGTGCTAGAGCTTGTTCTTCTTTCTCCGTGGCTTCTTGTTCTACTGCTTGCTTTTGAGCATTTCTTTCTTCTAGTTCTTTTAAATACTCATCTATTTTATCAGCAGCTAAATCTACCTCGGGTCGATAGTTTGAATAATTAGAATCGGTCATCTACCCTCTCTTGCTTTCTTGACTGCTGGAACTTCTTTTAGTTCCTCTATAGTTGTTGGCTCTGTTTGCCCGGGCCCGTAACCAAAGACCTTTTCGTTGTTTTGTTCTACTTTACCAGATCTTAAGGCTTTCTTATCTCCCTTACGTCTGAGTTCATCCCTACGTTTCTTCTCTTCTGTTCTCTTCTGTATTCTTTCTGTTGCAGCTTTTTCGATATCAGTAATAATAATTTTAGCAACATCTCGATCTACGTTTTCAAACCTAGTCCAGTAGTTCTTTTTTAAGTTAGGAAATATATTATTAACAGCTTCTTTCTCTTCGGTGCTCATGTTTATAAGTTCACCAAACATTGCGTTATCCTTAGTTATAGCACCACGTATAGCTTTTGACCTACGATTTGCAGTAATATTCATGTAATCTATAACTGCTTTACTTTGTGCATTTTCATCAAAACGCTTTCTTTTATCTATTAGACCAGCTTTGTCTAACTCTAGAATAATCTCACCGGGAATCTTATACATTCCAAAATGAGTTGATCCTCTGCCAGCAAGATCTACAACTACATCACCACTTAATGATCTTAGATTAGATCTATCGCTCATAGGAATACTATTACGTACAAATGTATATGTATTCTCGTCGCCACCTTGTTGTTCAGCAAACGAAGTAAGCCATGTGTTAAAGTCAGCTGTCTCTTCGTCACTCATAACATAATTACGTAAACCTTTCTGAGCACTAGGAAACGTCTTCATGTCGTTCTCTTTTCTCCAGTCTTTTAAAACTTTAGCATCTGGATCTACTTTTAAAGTTTTTGGATCTTGTAATTTAAGAATAACAGCACGTCTATAAATAGCTTCTTCTCCACCTAATACTCTAAAATTACCTTTACCATCTGGTACACGTATGCGTAAAGCTTTGTAGTAATCTTTTAGTTGTGGGTTTCTATCACCACCACTTTGGACAAACTCAAATAAATCATCAACAGGTTCACCCTTAAATGCTTTTTCTTGATTAAATAGTTCTGGTTTTTTATGTAACTGTCTGCGTAGTTTAATTACATCTTGGACTCCAGCTTCAGCTAACTTTACAGTATTTTTGTCTTCTTTAAAGTCTTTATATCTTCCTTCTAATTCTTTCATTATATTATCTCTCCTCATGTTGTAAGTCATAGTACCACGACCTACAGCTATTTCAAAGATTTCTAAGTCTTTATTATCTGGGCCATAGAATATTTCTCTATACTCAGCTTTTATTTTATCTGCGACTGCTAAATCTACATCAGTTAAACTTGCTGTGTTGCCGTCTTCTGTCTCTAATCTAGCAACCATTTTTTCTATTCTTTTATCTGCTTCATTATGTTGAGAAGCATACTTGTTAGCATTTTGTACATTTTTATCTCTTGAACCACCAGTCTGTGTACGATTCAGATATGATAATAGTATCTGAGGTACAGGTGTAGTAACTTCGTCTATATAAAAAGGCTCTTGTTTATACTGAGCTATCAAAGCACCAGCTTGACTTTCATCTAGCCCATCTATGCCATTTTGTCTGTTTTCAACTATTTTTGGTATAACTTGTTTATTTACAAAGTTGTTAGATTCAATCTGACGTGCAGCATTTTCATTATCAACTGCTATCTTTTCTACATCTTGTATAGCTTTTGATAATCTTTGTATTCTACCTTCAGATCTAGCCTTAAAACCTGTGCCCTTTGTTTGCTTTTCAACATACTCTTGGTAGTTATTGTATACCTTGCCATCTCTTTCGTATGGCAGATTTAAGTATATTTCTCTAGCTTCATTAGGAAATAGGTCATTACTTTCTACTAATTTAGCTACACGTTCAAAGACGTAATCAGTTGCCTTTTCTCTATTGCCTTGAAACTTTTGTTCAGCTATTTGATGTATAACACCTTCATCTTTGTAAAGAGTTTCATCAAGCCTTTTACCTGTTTCTTGGCTACGTATTACAGCACCTTTTACACTTTCTATAATTCTAGTGTCAAAAGTATAAAGTTCTTCTGCTTTATATCTTTCAACTAAAGTGCTTTGAAAAGATAAGCGTTCGCCCTCTACTTGTTTTTTTAGTTGTGGGCCAAGTTCTTTTACCAGTAAACGTACAAATCTAGGATTAGTAGGATCATTACCCTGCTCTATTTCATTGTATGCTACGTTTCTAACCCAAGATAAAATAGCTTTTTCTCCATAGCTTAAAAACTCAGCGTTTGTTGTAGAATCCAAAGCTCCGTTAGATCTAAGTACATCAGCTACTGTTGATATCTTATCTTCGTAAACTTTAACTCTCTGTCTAGCTGGTAAGTCTACTACTTCTTCTGATAAAAGACCGAACTTAACTTCAAGTTTGTCTGAATCTTTTAATGTAGGGTCAGCGTCTATAGCACCAACAGCTTTAGAGTTATCTAAGTTCAAACTATTTTTAAAACCTTGATACTCTTCAGCACCTTCTTGTATTTCTTCAGTTATTAGTTTGGTTAGTCTTTTACCAATACCATCAGCTTCATCAGCTCTACGCTTTTTTAATATAGAGCCGACTGTTCCAACTATACCTTCAATGGCAGCTAACCTTTTATCCAGCTTACTGGCCGCTAGTTCTTCTAGCTCTACCATTTGGTCAAAGAACTCTTTAGTGTCTCTGATGTTGTCGTCAATCTGTTTGTTAACAGCCTCAGTCATGTCTGGGGCTGTCTCTAAGTAGTTAGTCTTACTTATATCAGGAACGGCATCTCGTGGCGTACCTACGACGTTCTGAAATGATGATGTCATATTATACAAATGGTGATACTATACTTGCCACAGAGCTTGCAATTTGTAATGCACCTGTTAGCCTATCTGTTGGAGGTAACATAACTGGAGCTCCAAATGCAGCTGGTACACCTAGCTTCTCTCTAGCCTGTGCGTTTGCTGCTAAGAACTTACGTCTTGCACCTTCTTGAGCATATGCCATGTTTCGACCAAACATGTTAGCTGTTACTCCTTGTATTTCTGCTTGTTTTCTGAGTAGACCTTGGTACTGTTTCTTACCATAGGCTCTACTTCTACCGCCCTCGTCAATCTTTTTCTTACCAAAGTATTGTGCAACGAGTTCTTGGTTTCTGAGTCGACCCTTACCTTGAGTATAAATAGCTCTAACGTAAGCGTCACTAAGGTCACGGCTGTAGCCTATGACGTTTCTGTTTTTAGCTCTTGCTAAACTTGTCTCTTTGTTAAAGAATTGTAGCTTCTTTTGATTGAAGTTAGCATGCTTTTCTCTGTTTCTTTGTCTGGCTGCTCTTCTAGCACCAGCATTAGCGTCTACGCACACGGCAAAATTCAATAAATGTTACATTGTTTGGCCCCCATTCAAACTTACGTAAGAATTTAAAGCCAAGGAACTTGAGTAGTTTTAAGTGTACTTTATTCCTGTAGTCAACTTTATTCCAGAGGAGTGGTTCAGTACGGCTATCGACATACCGCTTGGCCTCTCTTGCAAATAAAATCGGTTTTTCGTAGATGACTGGAGTGCATAGCATCCATATATCTCCTTGTTTACCTACGCCTGCCATACCAGCAATCTTGCCGCTAGGGGACGTAAAATAGACTCCAGAGGGTGTTTGAGCCATTATGGGTAGATAGACCTTCGGGTCTAGTCCATAGCCCTCTGAGATCTCTCTGAAGTCGTCTGGGCGTAAGTTAGAGGCCACCTCGTAGGCAACCTCTGGTGTAAGCGGGTGAATGTATTTACTCATAAAGTTTTGTATATTGGTTCTAACTTTTCGATTGTATCTGCCATCCAAGGTTCCCATGGCATCTGTTTCATGCCTCTTTCAACATACCTTTCATAGTATCTATTGGTTTTCATTCTCCAATATAGGTATCTGAGTTCTGTTTCTGTGAGTTGTACGTTATACACGGCGATAATATTTCGGTGAATAGTCTCCTTCCCAAGACATTGATCTCAATGTAGCTGGGGCAGGGTGTGAAGATTTGAGTGTTATCTCAACGTTTGTGTTTTTTTCGTAGACTGGGACAGTCTGTATAAACTCTTCGAGATATGGTGCATCAGATGCGTCGTACTCGTCAAGCTCTGTTGATTCGTAGATTTCTGTGTAGTCATTTTTACCAACTCGTTCAAGTGTTGTTTCGTATAGACCTATCTTACCAAAGTGAAACTTGACTCTATGTAAAACTAAAGATGAGTTTACGTCTGCTGTAGATCTCTGCCCCTCTATTTTAGATGGGTAAAGTGTTGGTAGTTTAACTTCATATGGATAGATATAGCCTATTGTAAGTGTAGCACCAGACCAGTTACCGGGTAAAGTAAAACTTGTACCTGATACTGTAGCCTTGGCGTATCGACCAACCCTAGAGGAGTTGGTGTTAGTGTCAATCACAACTAGATCATGGTTAGGTGTGGTAACTGTATTCAACCAGCTGACACCAGTAAAGGTAGTCAGATTCGTAGTTGAGTTAAAGCTGCCGCCGCTAACAGTAGTATGATTATCCACATGTAATAAGAAGTCGACATTATCTTGTACTATGCTAGGGTCTGTTTCAGTTTGCACTAGCTTGATACTTTGTAGATAATAGTCACTATCTAGAAAGAAGTACTCATCATTAACAATAAAGTGATACGTCAATGGATTGTTGAGCTTCCATTTGAACCAAGCAGCTTGTGCTCTCTTGTCTGCGGTTTGGAAATACTTATAACCAAATACCACATCTGTTCCTGTTTTACCTATCAACACAATAGAATTTTCTCTAGAGTTAGTCATTAGGTCTATGTTTTTAGGTAGTAAGGTAGGAACAACTTTACTTACCTCGATTATGTTAGGCTCTCCTTCTCGTGCTGAGTTAGCCATCTCATTGAACCTACTAAACTTACCAGAGTTATCTATGTAAGCTACTGTAGTTCCTAGAGATATAGGAGCCATCTTTTCATTATAATTAAACGTAGCTATACTTCTTAGTTTAGCTGTGTCAGGGTTGAATACTGTATCATCTGATGCCAGTAAGAACTGTTGGTTTGTACTAAAGACAAGTAAACCAGCATTGATTTCTATACCATCAAACAGGTCAGATGGAAACATTGACGCAGCTGATATATCTACAGGGTCAGCAACTGATACTGTCAAAGCTGTCTCAATAAAGAAGTTAGGAGTTCCTAATGTGCCCGGTCGTGATGTTACTACATTTTCGCCTGCTAGAAACGCTAGCCTGTTACGAAAGAATAATACCTTGTTGATACGTTTACCTACAAATGATGGCATCGGGTTTGTAAATTCATCACCGACATCCCTTTCTCCGTATGTAAACTGTTTGACAGTAAATGTGGTTGCCGCTGTACGTTGTATAACTAACGGCATGTTGGTCAGGGTTGTGGTGATACCCGGCTTTGCACACTCAGTCCAAGAACCATTACCATCTTTATTATTTTGACCTTCAAACTTTAGATAGTAGTCATCTTCTTCTGATCTCAAGGCGTTAGATACTTTAACTATGTATCCATGTTTACATTGGTTAGGTAAGTTTTGTACATCATTGACAGAGCTTTGCATGACTCTCATCAAATCATTCTCTACCACGTTAACAGTAAAAGCATTATTACTAAATATGTATATACCTGTACCTATAACTTTACAAGATATACCAGAAATACTATCTATTTCTTGCTTCAATCCACCGAGTATGGTATCCGCTGTAACAGCTGTCTGTGCATCAAACGGTGTGGGTTCTGGCCTGATAAGTCCGTCACCACTACTACTAACTGTTGCGTTAACTTGAGTTGTTTCTACTTCTTCAACTCGTATAGTATAAGTTGCATTACCATCATACTGCTGTACACCATCTGAGTTTGTTGAGCCAGTAGCACCACCCTTAGCTGAGTCTAGTGTCACCTGTACTGTATCACCAACTTGCCAGCCTTCACCACCATGTAGTAAGACTACTTCACGTTGGTAACTGCATCTATAGTTGTCACCCTCTGGGCCATCATTACTAGAGTTGTTTCGATAGTTAGGGCTAACACCTTGCTGACCTAGAATGTTGAGTCTAAATATTAAGTTTGTTTTTGATCCTGAGTCAACACTAAATACTTGTGTGCCGATTCCGGGACAATGCCCTGTACCATCGTCTTCTTCAAGGTTATCGCTTTGTATTTTAATACGTGTAGCACGACTGAGGTTTGTAACAGCAGCTGTACTAAATATATCAAGTCCATATTGTCTTCCGTTTTCTGTTCTTAGTAATTCTAACATCGCAAAGTGCGGATCAGGTGTAGCTGTTGATGAGCCTGTCTGACCAACTAAAGTATTAGAATTAGTAGCGTCCCTACTTGACACAAATGTAGTATCATTGATAGTAAGGAACTGTAAGTTTTCTGGTTCACTGGTTGCTAAGTAGTTTTGTATAGCTGTCTGTCCGCCTGTGCCATAGGCTGTAGTCATTTGTTGCCCATCACTGCAACGCCATACTCGCACCTGACCATCAGCAGCTACTTGTCCTATATAAGATCCCTCGCTCTCGTCACGAAAGTAATGAAACCAAGACCCACCACTTTGTACATTGGTGAGTGCATCAGTTCCAATCCTTCTTGCACCCGGTCTTTTAAATAAGCCATCAGTTACATCTGGTATAGCGTTTACTATGTCTGTGACTTGGCCGGGAAATTTAAGGTTATCAGGCTGTTCTGACATACCTAGTGAGAACTGAGGGATAGTTTGTGTTACGCTTGCCATTATCGTCTAAGGTTTCTCCAAGGTTGATAAGTTTGATATGCAGTGCCCTCTGGGAATCCCATCATGCTGTGATCTCCTTGGTTGCACTCGTATTCTTGTAGAGCTGCTCGAGCTAGGCTAGCCTGATTAGTTAATAGCCTAACAAGATTTGGGTTAGCAACAAGCTGTGTAGCTGCTGCGGTCATTGCTCTGTATGTAATAAATCGTCTAAAGATAATAGGTAGATCTTCAAACGCATATAATCTGACAACATCTAAATCTACGTCACCATCAAACTCATCTGTATGATCTATCTTGTCATACAAGAATCCATTACGACGTACAAGGTCATGATGTCTACGAGCTTGGTTGTCATGTAAATCCATAGAAAGTATATCATTACCTATTGCAATCTTCTTGTTTGCATCAGGTGTAAACTTTACATGATATTCTGTGTTAAAATGCCACCCCTCTGCCTGCGTGTCTACGTTGGCATCACGGAGTAGATTGAATATAAGTGATACTTCTGGGTTGTCAAAGTTAAGTGTTGTTTGTGGTGATTGTCCGATAGCTCCCAGTATAGAGTTCACTGCGGATAGTTCGGTATCGGTGTCAATAGTTGTGGTAGCCATAAGAAAAAAGGGAGCCGAAGCCCCCGTATAAAAATAAAAATTAAGCGTTAGCTGGGAATTGAGTACCAAACGCAGCAGGCTTAGTTGTTGTTCCAGCGAACAATTCAACACAAGCAGCTGGGTTTAAGAAGTCTGCACCCATAGCTAGTCTTCCAAGGATTACGTCACCTTGGTATACAACAGAAACATCACCTGAAGTTACCTGAACCTGTGGGCCGATAGCTTCTACAACACCAGCAGCTTCTCTTTGGAAGATAAGTCCGCATGTGTTTGCGAATGATGTAGCGTTACCATAGTTGTTGTTGATACCAGAAACTGAAGCTCTTGCATCTTCTGTAGCAACAGAAACGAAGTCACCTGTGTTACCGGGATCAATAGTTGCAAGGTCAGTACCAGCTTGTGCACCTGATGAAGGAGCATACTTTGTACCATACTTGCTGAAGAATGGGATGTTCATTGACTTGAAGATCTGGATGCCTGCAATTTCAATGATACCTTGTCCACTCTGTAGAGCTGTACCTTGTACATCTCTGTTTACAAGACCGTTAGAACCTACAGCTTGTATAAGTTCGTAGTACTGTCTTGGGTTTAATACAGCAACTCTACCCTCAGTAGATACACCTTTCTCGTCTAGTGCAGCAGCTGCATCATAGAAAGCTGAGATTAGGTGTGTTGAGTTGTAAGCGTCGTCTGCATCTGA